CACCCGCTCAACCTGCCTGAACTGGCGAACAGCGATCGTGGATTCAGTGGAGGTGGTAACCCGCTGCACCTTCCTGGAATGGGCCGAGGTGGACGATGACACCGGGGACTTCGGGGTGAAGTATGAGGAGCGTTACCGGGTGATCGAACCGGGCAAGTGGACGCTATACAAATTGACCAAGCGGGCTGATGGCAGCCTGAGCCTGGAGGTGGATGATCAGGGCCAGTACCTGGATTCCAGGCAGCAGCCGCTGACGATCTGCCCGGTGGTTTGGTATCCCGCTGAGAAGGCAGGGTTCGGTAAGGGTGGGCTGCCGTTGCGACAGGTGGTGGAGCATTGCATCGAGCACTACCAGATGCGCTCGGACCTGAAGGAGAAGACCCACAAGTGCGCCATGCCTGTAGCGGTGCGCAAGGGCGAACCCCCCCCGCAGCCAGGCCAAGCCCCCAGACCTTGCGTGATCGGCCCTAACTCGTTCATTGACGTGGACAAGGATGGGGACTTCAAGTTCGCCGAGCCTGATGGAAGCTCGCTGGCTGAGCAGCGGGCCCAAATCAAGGAAGTGGAGGAGCTGATCAATCAGCAACTGCTGGGCTTCCTCAGCGGCGATAGCAAGATGATGAAGACCGCCACGCAGGCTCAGTTAGAGGGCGGCCGGGTGCAGGTAAGCATTAAGGCGATGGGTGAGCGCAAACGGTCGGTGATGCAGTCCATCCTAACGATCTGGTGCCTTTACACCGGGGAGGATCTTGCGGTAGGCGCTGGCCTGACGATGGATGAAAATGCGTTTGCTGAACCGCTGAATGCTCAGGGTGCCGAAGCATTGCAGCGCCTGGCCGGTGGTGTTGAGCTGATCAGCCAGGAGAGCGCCGTGGAGGCCCTACAAACGGGCGGCTTCAACCGGGCAACCACAAGCGTGGAGGATGAGATGGAGCGGATCCGGCGCGAGCGGCCGACACTGGGGGCACCCACACCAGGGCGAAACGACACGACCACGCCGCTGGATCTGACCACGCCAGTGGATGAGTCGCAGCCGACGGCGGAAAGCTAAGCCGTAACCAGGAGGCCCTATGGGTGCGGAACAGCTTTACGAACAGATCAGCCTCAACATCTCACAGTCGCTGTGCAGCACCTTTGAGGTGATCGGTGTACTGGAACTGGCTAAGCAGGAGCTGGTGCTCGCCAGCTTTGATGACGATTCCGACGATGAGGAGGAAGTTGATGAAGGCTGAAATCCTTGCCGATGGCACTATGGCGATCACGGCTGAAAACCCAACCGAAGCCTATGCGCTGAGGTGCTGGCATAGCGATTATCCCAAGAATAATGTTATCCAATGCAACTGGGATGTGAAGTGCTGGCCTCAGTCGACGCCAGTAAGTGACTAACCCATGGCCCAGGGCGACCGCATTATCAGCAGCGTAGACAGCTACGCCGCCATCCTTGACGAGCTGGAAGGGCGGATGGTGGCCAACACCACTTCCATGCTCCGCACCGCCCTGGATCGCGTCCTAGGTGACCTGAAGCGGCATTACAGCGCCTACCTGAATGCCGTAGGTCCCGAGGCGCTGGACCCCGAGGGCAACCCGATCCGTGCCCCCGGTGCCTACAGCTCCGCCGAAGCCACCGCCAAGTACAGGGCGATCCTGCGGGATGCTCAACAGTTCCTGCCGCCAGAGGAGATCGCAGCCTGGCAGCGTTCATTCACCACCGATCTGGTCGAGGCCCTATCAGTTGGTGGGGAGGCGGCTGCGGCGCTGCAGGGGATCGTGACCGGCGCCAGCGCCCAGTTCGCCGGGGCTAACCCCCTAGCCATCCGTGCAGCCACGCAAGCCGCCACCGCCTTCATGGAAGGCGAAGCCGCCCGGTTCCGTGATCAGATCGCCCAAATCGTCAGCGAGGGTGTGGCGCGTGGCTGGGGCTCCAAGCGGCTGGAGCGGCAGATCGTTGGGGCACTGGAGGGCACAACCGACCCCACGGGCAAGACGGCCCGAATGGGGCTGCGGCAGCGTGCTGAGGTGATCGCTCGCAGCGAGCTGGCCAATGCCTACGTGAAGGGCGCCATAGACCATAACCTGAAGGAGGGCTACGCCTTCATCCGGTGGGTCGCTGCCACCGATGAGCGGGCCTGTCGGTATTGCCTGAGCCGCCATGGCCAGATATTCCCGGCCGATCAGGTGGTGATCCCTGCCCACCCGCAGTGCCGCTGCACACCGGTTCCGGTGCCTGCTAATGAGGTGCTGGAAGAGGATGCGGTGATTCGTGACACCCTGCTCGATGGTGAGTTCTGGCGGGAGGAGCAGGCGGCAGGGGTCAGGGCCCTGGCCAAAGCGGAGGGGATCAGCGAGGAACGAGCGAGGGGGCTGCTGCAGCGGGCGCTGACCGCACCAACAGCCAGCGAGCGATACCTATTCCCCGATCGCACGCGCAGCCTGCAGCCATCGGCGCCGTTGGATGCTCCGGCAGGTGGGCGGACGTTCAGCGAGGCGATAGGGGAGCTGGCGGCGCGGCGGGCGGCGGCTAGGGGGTGATCTGAAGCGGGATCAATCTCGACGTGTTTCCAGGTATTGATACTGATTTTTGTCCGTTACCCTTGTGTAGATTGCCACCCACCGAGGCTTGCGTTCATACAAGGGGTCGATTTCAAATAATAATGGAAGATCAATCGGCACCCAGTACTCGTAAGGACGACCGGATATGCTTACCTTTTTACCGTCATAAGGACCATTGAGCAGTAAAACTTCAGTAGTTGTAGGGAATGCCGGGGTGTCCATAGTGGTGGTGGTTGACAATGTGGTTGACAAAACGGGGCTCAGTGGTTGTCAAACCCGATGTGAAGCCACTGGCGGGGCTCAATCGTCAGCGGGGCGGGGTGGAAGCCGTGGCGGCGCAGGATCTCGCCACTTACGACCTCGTAGCGGGGCAGTCTTGATGGAAACCGCAGCCGGCCCAGGCGCCAACGGTAAGCATGGCTGAATGGATCCTTGGTCCACAGTACCCTCAGCCAAGCCTTGGCGATCCACCCCATGTCGCAGGTGATCACTTCCCCCGTCTCTGGGTTGCAGGCCACCACGCCGCGCAACTGGCGCCCGGTGCGGTCGTAGACGATGGCGCCGTTGGGGTACCGCTCGCGGAAGGCGGGGGTGTTGGCGTCAAGCATGGGGGACACCCTTCAAGAGTTCGGCGATGCGGGTAAGCTGCTTGTCGGTCAACTGCATCAGATCAGGTTGCTCGGCTGCCACGCACTCCGCGTCAGCTTCCAGCACTGCCACCAGTTCAGCTACCTCCCCCTGCGCTGGCAGGGCCACGGGCCCATCGTGGCAGCCGCTGAACCCAGGATGCGCCAGGATCGCCTCAGCCAGCGCAGCAGCGCCTAGGTCGTGGCTGCCATCCACTTTCCTGATGATCGCGGCCAACCGCAGGATGTGGCCTACGCGGGGAGGAAGCCCAGGCGAGGCCGTGGCAGCAGCCCGAGGATCCGGCCCACCGTGCAGCACGTCTAGGTGCTGGCTTGGCGTCAGGCCGCCGGAGAAGTCGGGATCGTGCAGCTCGGCTAGGTTTACTGGCTGAGCGGCGGGCTGAGCAACCGGAGCAGGCCAGCGGGTGATGGCAGCGGTGATCATGTCGTGCAGGGTTGAAAGAGGGCTAAGTGGTGGTGCACGGAAGACATCAGCATCAAGCAATGCGCCGTTGCTGCCTGGTACAAACCCAAACTCTTTGCACAGCTCGGCAACATCGTCAAGGCTCGGCCCTTCTGCCTGGGCTGCGGCTTGGGCGGCAATAGCGCGGGTCTGGGCCCATGCCAACTGCTCGGAGGAATCCAGCGATTCCCATTGGTTGAAGTCGTCAGCCTGCGCGTTCCACTGCTCGCGTAGATCGTGCTCTGAAAATGGGCCGGGTTCAACCTGTCCTGGATTGGAAGACAGGGCAATGAGGCGGGGGTCGGTCATCGGTGGTGGTGGTAAGGGGCGCCGGAGGCAGGTCGGTCCCTGCGCTGGACAGGGAACCCTCCAGTTCGCCCATCCTAAGCCATTGCGGTTTCCTAAGCCAGCACGGCAAGCTAGGGAAACGAAACGCCGAGCCATGCCTCCCGACCTCAGGGCGTTCCTCACCCTCCACGCCACGGTCTGCGCCAGGGATGAGGAGGCCACCCGCCAAGTGCTTCGTGATGTGGCCCTTAACCTGCCAGCCAAGACCGGGGACAAGGTCTGCTCCATGCTGGAGCGGT